GTCCCATTTCTTGTCTAATAACTCTTGATTCTCTTTATTATACATAAGTCTACCAGTAGATTGAGAATGTTTATGTTTAATAGGGTTTGTGCAGTAGCCTATCTTATAACCTTTTTCTGTAGCTCTGAATCCTAAATCGCTGTCTTCTCCACCATTTCTAAACTCCTCATCAAATCCTCCTAATTCAACCCAGACTTTAGTTTTAACAGCAAAACAGAAGCCACCAGGTATCTTTACTTCTTCAGGATGTTGAACTTGCTTAGCGTGTAGTTTTCCATTCTTAATATCGAATCCTATACCATAATAAATGTTATTGTTATTCTCTCTTGCACCTTTATCAATAATCTCTTGTGTAGCTCCTGTAATATCATCTTCACTCTCTGCTAATTCAATTAACTGTTCTTTAGTAGGTAGTGTATCGTCATTTAAGAATATAAGTTTGTCTGTTACCGATAATCTAGCTCCTTTATTACAGTTTTGTGCAAATGTTCCACCTGATACTATTATGATATTGAATAGGGAATTATCAAAAGACTCCAAACACTCTTTTAAGTGATCGTGTCTATCATGATGAGGTATCACAATGTCTGCTATCTTAATTGTCGGTAAGCGTCTTCCCATAAGTAAGCTTTATCTTTTATATTATAGTTGTCTAGTGCGTATTTCTTAGCGTTCTTTCCAATCTGTCGTCTTTTAGTCTTATACCTTATCAACTGTTCTATTCTGTTTCTAAATTCGTCTTCATCTTGTGCTAGAAATCCATTCCAACCATTCTTAATATCGCCATCATAAGGACTTAATCCATCTTGAAATGACTGACAAACACAGGGAATTGCTAACATAGAAGCTTCTAAATACTTGATATTACTCTTACATCTATTAAAGTAGTTATCCTTTCTAGCCATTATCATCATATCTAATCTCATATCGTTCAATGTAGTTAGGTATTTATCAATAGGTACCCAACCTTGCCATTCACAATCTATACTATCCCAGAAATCACAATCAGCTTTCATTATCTCGTAATCTCTCTTATTCTTGTTGTATCTCATATTAGGAGGTATCAAACCAAAACAAACTAACTGAACATCATCTCGCTCACTTAGTTCTCTTATAAGAGTTTCTATCTCTCCTCTATCTTCTAAGTACATAACAGAACCAATAAAGCCTATTCTTACCTTTTTCCCATTATGATATTTAGGAGTAGGGTAATCATCAGGCTCTACACAGTTAGGTAGCACAACAACAGGGGATTTTGTATAATTCTCGTATTCTCTCTTTAAAAATTCAGTTGAGCAGGTAACTAAATCAGCTTGTTTAATTGAATCATGTACCATACCTTGATACTCCATATAAGCTGACATACTTCCTATTTCGTCTATTAGAGTTGTATCATCATTATCAACTACTATCTTTTTACCATCTTTTTTAAGTTTATCTCTCATTTCACACTTAGCTAGGTCATCTAGTCTATGAAAGACTACTATATCAGCTAATCTTATATCTTTAGCTTTATCTGCATTATCTCTGACTTTTCCAAGTTCTAGGTAATCTCCATTCCAATAGTTATATCTCATAGGCAGAAATTGTCTTACATAAAAACAACCTCCATATTTTGAGGAAACCATGTAGGGATTCATAAGCTTTTTAATTTATCTTCTAATTTTTTAGCTATCAAATCTGCCAATATATCTGGATTCTTTTCAATCATTGTAATAGTAGCCTTTTCTATTGCCTTATTTAAGGCTTCATCTAACTTAGAATCAAGATTGCTTACTCTAGGGAGTTCTTTTGTTTTATTTTCAGTTTTTTCTCCAAATCTTGGGTCTTTTGATAAAGACTGTCCAAGTGCTGTTTGGTCAGTTTGTTCTCTATGCTTTTTTGTAATTGTTTTTGGGTTACCATCTATTTTTAATATTTTACCACTAGAACCATCTATTCTTGTTGATGTTTTGTTCATAATTTATTTCCTATCCTGCCCTTATGTTAATCGGATAGGAGATCACACAAGGGCAAGTAAATTGTTTAGCTTGATATAATAGTTACACCACTTGTATCTCTATTTTCGATAACACCAAACATAATATCTGCTGTTACTAAAGTTCCAAGATAAGTTTGTAAATATTCTTCTTGAACTCTTACTCTCATATTTGAGTTAGGGTTCGGTGTGATTGAAGCATGTATTATTGCTTCAGGATGTGCAAGACAACCATATCTTCCAGTTGTTCCTGACACGTAGTTTAATCTAGTAGAAGCATATACAGGTATTCCATATAATTGTCCTCTAGGTTTAAGCCCATAAGAACTTACTTCTCCAACTGTAGTCCTTGTAGATAGTCCTCCACCATCTACTGGTCTAGCAGTAGTAAAGTCAAAGTCAACATATTTATCAATATTCAATAATTGAGAATTGATAACTGCTGGGTGAAAGAAGAAAGCAACATCAGTCATATCAACGTCTGCAACTTCTAAGTAGTTTATAGCGATTCTGATATTAGAATCAAGTAATACTGCTGTTGAAGCTCCTGTTGTTTGAGTGAAGTCGTCAATCAATGCGATTAAAGCATCTTCGTAAGATGCTGCTGCTGTGTAAGCTGCGTTCTTAGCATATCTTTCCTTAATATTGTAAGATTTTTTAAGTTTAGCGGCTTGAAAATCTTCGATAACAAATGATACTTCGTTCCAAGTATCTATTGTTAAATTAACGTCTGTTTCTGTTGAACTATTACAATTTGTTATCGTATATTTTTTAATTTATACATCTTATAGTTTCCTATAAGTTCAGACTATATCATACCTTTCGGTATGGGCGCTCTTGGGTATATTATATTCTCTGATAGAGTTTCAATACCTAGTCGTTGAACCTTTTATAATCATTTAGATTATAACTTGGCTGCTGATTGGCTTGTTGTCTAAGACAATTTAGCGTTCCAGCAATTCACCCATTTCTCTTTTGTTGCTTGTGTAGTTGTTTATGACACTGTTTACATAATGTTACCCCATTATTTATATCGTAAAAAATATCATTATCTACGTTTAGCTCGTTATATTTATCTTTGTATTCTTGTACAATTAGATATAATTCTTTTTTATGGTGGACTACTAAATCTTTAGTAGCTCCACATTCAATACATTTATAATTATCTCTTGTTAATATCTCTTGCCTCCATTTTTCATATCTGCCCATTCTTCTAATAGGTAAAGTAGTTCTTCCATTACATCCTTTATAATTCCAGTGATTTATGCCTCTATTTTTTGTACCTCTATCTTTAGCTGCACAATTTATAGAACAATATTTAGAAATATTTTTTCCATAGTTTCTACCTTTAAATATTTTTCCACAATATTGACAACTACAATCTGTTATTCCACCTATATATCTAGGATTATTTTCTCCTTTCCACTGGTTTCTTTTATATTCAGAATAACATTTATGGTTACAAAAACATTTATCACTTTTTAATGCGCTAGGAGGTTTCTTTAATTCTTTTCCACAAGTATAACACTTCATAAAAAAATATTAATTTACCTCTTTATTATATCATAATTTTACTTAAATACCTAACTGATAAATACACTTTACAAAAGCCCCCAATATTCCAAGGGTTACAGCTGTTGCATTAACTTTAGTGTTAGCTGACATTTCAGTAAGACTTGGAATGTTTAAAACATCTCCACCTCCTGAAAAATCTCCTGACATGTCTAAGAAAAATGCTCCAAGTTGTAATCTTGCTCTGTAAAAATCGTTCAATCTTTCTGCCCATATTTCTGGGAAAAAGACAACTAAGTCCGCGTTTGTGAAAGTGTCTGTCGGTAAAGCCATAGTGTTTATTTATGGCACTAGCCTCCTTGTTAGGTTTTTAAATTAAAGGAGCTTTAGTGCTGTGTTAATTAGCACTCTCCTTGTAAAACTATTGAGATTCTACTAACTTTTTAAAGTCCTCTCTACTCATCCCTTGTTTATACTGGGTTGATTTAATTTTATGTCTAGGAGAGCGATT